ACTGGCCGCTTTATTGTCGAATAGCAGAAGCAATGAAGACTGCGTCTGCTGAAAAGGGAGTACCGATTCGCTGGGGAGGCACTTGGAACTTGTTGTCAGCCTTGGACGTTCCTATAACAGTGACGTCTCTCAATCGGAATTTTCCAGACGGACCCCATTTCGAACTTAGTAGGAGTGCATATCCATGAAGCGTAAGGTCAAATTCCAAGAAGGTGGCGCGGTTGAAACGCCGGGCGAGCGCCGTGCCCGTCTAGCCGACCGCAACCGTGACCGTGCCGCCGAGTTCCGCGCCGCCCAGCAGCGTGACGCCGACCGCCGTGCCGCCGACCAGCGTGCCATTGATCGCCTGAATCCGGGCCAGACTGCGGGCGAGGCAGAGCGCCGCGCCGGCCGTGGTGTTCCTGAGCGCCGCCCTGACTTCACGACTGACACCCGAGGCACGACGCGCCGGGGCGCTGACACTGGCCGTGAGATGGTGCCTTACCGCGAGCCGGGCGTGCCTGCTACACAGGGTGGTCGTGGGATGGTGCCCCCGGGGCAGGGTGGTACGCCGCGCCAGATTCCGCTTTTCCCGTCGGGCACGCCCCAGATTCCCGGCCCAGTCCGCGCCCTCGCCCGCCGCTTTATTCCGGGTCTTGGCGCCCTTGATGCGGTCTCGCCGACCTCCCTCGAAGCCGGCGCTCAGTTCGAGCGCGAGAATATGCGCCGTGCGCAGTTGGATGCAATGCAGGCAAACCTGCCGGCTGGCCCGGACGTGGAAGCTGAACAGGCTGCTCGCGGCCCCGCTCCCAGTCGTCCAGCGGCCCCTGCCCCGACTCCCCGTCCTCGTCAGCCTGCACCCCGTCCCGTCGCGCGTGAGGAAATTTCGGCGGATCGCCTGAATGAACTGGCGATGGGTGCCGAGCCTATGAATCGCCGGGAAGGAGAGGCGTCCAGAGCGATAAGGAATCGCAGGGAAGACCTTGCGGAGGCTGGCACCGCTTTCCGCAAGGGTGGCATGGTGAAGCAGAAGGCCAAGCCGGTTGCGAAGAAGGTAGGCGGCATGGTAAAGTCTGCTCCGAAGAAGATGATGAAGGGCGGCATTGTCGCCAAGCCCAAGTCTAAGGCGAAGCCTATGCCCGCTTTCAAGAAGGGCGGCATGATCAAGAAGGGAAAGAAGTAATGCCTGGCATGATGAAGAAGGGTATGATGTATCAGGAGGGTGGCCCCGTCAAGGACAGCGGTCCTACGCGGTCGCCCGGCAAGCGCCGGATCATGGAAGGCGGGCCGAAGGGTCTGCCGATGATGACGCCGGAGCAGCTTCGTCAGGCCCGCGAGGGTATGACGCCGGAAGAGCGCCGCGACTATCAGCGTGCCCCGACTGCCGAAGAGGCTCGTCGCATGGGCAGCGCCATGAAGAAGGGCGGCATGGTCAAGAAGAAGGCCGGTGGTGTTGTGAAGAAGGCCAAGGGCGGCATGGTTGGCCGTGGTTGCAAGTAATGGCTAAAGAGCCCAAGAACTTCATTCAGGGTGCTATCAAGAAGCCGGGTGCCCTGCGCGCTCAGATGGGCGTGAAAGCCGGTGAGACTATCCCGAAGAAGAAGTTGGCGCAGGCTGCAAAGGCGCCCGGTAAGTTGGGCCAGCGTGCCCGTTTCGCACAAACTCTTAGCAAGCTAGGGAAGAAGTGACATGATGCGTTCGAACATGGGCAAGCAGGTTACGCAAGGCCCGATGAAGAAGAAGAAGATGAAGGCCGGCGGCAAGGTTGCTGCTGGCAAGGCGGTCAAGATGCAGAAGGGCGGTGCGGTGCCGTGCGCCAGCTGCCCGAACCCGGCGGCTTGCCGTAAGGCTGGGCGCTGCCTGGCTGCTGGCTAATGGCCAAGAAACCCGAAAGTCGGGTGAACGAAGCGGGCGTCTACACGAAGCCCGGCATGCGCAAGTCCTTGTTCAATCGCATCAAAGCGGGGGACAAGGGCGGCAGGCCGGGCCAGTGGAGCGCCCGCAAAGCACAAATGCTCGCTAAAGAATACGCAGCCAAAGGCGGCGGGTATAAGTCGTGAAGGCCCCGCAGAAGTCGCTGGTCGATTGGACCAAGCAGAAGTGGCGCACCAAGTCTGGTAAGCCCTCGACGCAGGGACCGAACGCTACCGGCGAACGGTATCTGCCCGAGGCTGCCATCAAGGCTATGCCTGCCTCCACCTATGCAGCGAGTAGCGCGGCGAAGCGGAAGGCGACGAAGGCCGGCAAGCAGTTTTCAAAGCAGCCTGCCGGCGCCGCCAAGATTGCGAAGAAGTTCCGCTAGAACGGATACTCCGTCGGCGCATTGTAGTTGTTGACGGTCTGCTCCCAGATCGCCGCGCCAGCGCCCTCGCCGTGGAACGTGACGTTGATGCGGTTCTCGACCAGCCAGCGGTTCCACTGCCCCAGATCCTGCATCGCAGCGACAAGCTCGCCGGTCGTCAGGTAGGACTTCTGGTCAGCACCCAAGTTGACCCGCATCAGCGACTGCTTCACGGTGTCCTTGTCGGTGTCCTCCGGATAGAAGAAGTCGTAGCCGTAGAACTCAAAGCGGCGGAACCCCATCACGAAAGCCAGCATAGGAATCCGGGTCGCCGAGCAGGTGCCACCCGCCACAACCATGCCCGTATCGAAAGATGCCGGTTTGGCTGCGAGCGTGGCCTGCGTGTGGGCGTGCCAGCCAAAGATCTGGACGTTCTTCTCTTCGAGGACCTTGCGCACCGAGGGATGCGTCATGGTCGCAAAGAGGAACTTGTCCTCCGGCCCCGCATCCTTGAAGAGGTCAGTGCGGATTACGCCATGCGTAGACTTGCCTTCGACCGGGCGCGGGTCCAAGATTACCGTCCAGTCTGGCGTAATGCCGGCCTTCTTCAGGACTGGCAGTGCGTGCTTCACCGCGAAGATCACAGCGCCAGCAGCCTGCTTGGCGCGGATGTCCTCCAAGAAGGACGGCAACGTGGGACCGGCGCTGACCAGCAGGGCAGTCTTGGTGTGTGCCTGGTAGGAGCCAATCCAAGTCGGAATGGCGGCAGCGTTATCCGCAATATGCTGTAGTTGCTCGCCCTTGTCAACTGAATCGACGGGCTTTACTTGGATGCGGGTCTTGAGTTCCGGCATCTTGTAGCCGTCGCGGACAACGAGGCCAAACGAAATGGTCTGGGTCAGGCCGGCATAGCCGTCGCCGCTGGTGATGACGCGCTTCTGACCGCCGATCTCCTTCATCACCTTGCGCGGACCTTCCGGCGCACCCTCCTCCTCGTTGACGATCACGTCATCGAAGACAACGAAGGGCACGTGCTTCAGGCATTCGTAGTCCGACTTGGTCGTCTCGTAGCTGTGGCCGCCGTCGATGTAGGCAAATGTGCAATCTGCTACAACGTCGGCCGAGGCGGGCAGGGTCTTGAGCGTGTTGCCCTTGACGAGCGAGAAGGCGAAGTTCAGGCCCTTGCGGGACATCAGCCTGCTATAGTTATTCAGGCGATTGGTCACGACCCACGAGTCGGCATGCGGCTTGGTGTGGCCCTCATGTGCCCGGTCGTTACCGCCCTCGAAGGTGTCGAAGCCGACATAGGATACGGACTTGACGCCGGTTGCGAACGCGGCCTCCGCCATCTGGATCGCGCGACTGCCGTTCCACGTGCCGACCTCGACGATGCGCGCGTGTCCGGTTTCGACAATGGATGCAGTGAGCAGTTCGCATAGAGTCTCGTATCGGGCAGGGGCACCGAGTGCCGGGTTGGCAATGGTCTGCTTGTCAGGCCCCTTGTAGTGGATCATGTAGGCGCCGAGGATGGACTGGTGGAAGGCGTCCAGCCCGAGACTGCCCGGCGACAGGTCCTTGACTTGCAGGCCATGCGCCTGGTGTAACAGCGTAATGCGATCAAGGATGGCGTTGTCGTGGGCCTTCTTGTAGTGGAAGGCTTCGAGCGAATTGTAGAGGCCCCAGTAGTCGGCTAGCAAGGAGGCGCCCTTGACGGTTGCCAAATTGAAGGCGAACCATGAACCTTCGCTTTCCTTGGCAGAACGCCGATACAGATACGTCAGGTGGTAGCGGTCGTCGAAGAGTTCGGCCAGTAGTTCCCCGTCGACGGGGCGCATGGTCTCGGTGTCCGCATCGAGGAAGCCGATCCAGTCGAGGTCCGGCGTCACAGCGGAAGCGAGTGCCACAGCCTTGAAGCAGTACTCCAGCGACGGGCCATCCTTGGCCTTGGCACCGAGATGCGCCTTCAGCTTCTGGAAGGACGGCGTCTCTTCGAGGGCGCGGAAGGTGATGCCCGGGAAGGACGGCACGTTGCCTTCGAGATCGTGGTGCCAGATTTCTAGGTCGATGTCGGCGGGCCAGAACTTCTTGAAGGACTCTGCGAAACGCAGGCCGTACCGTTCCCAGCTAGTGGGGCCGATTGTGGTGATGATCTTAGCGCGCATCGGCGTAAGCTCCGAGGAGTTCGTTCGTCCAGTATTCATCGAAGGGCGTAGGCTCACGATCTACCATGCCCGGAACCGGCGGCCCGTAGGTGAAGTGGATGCCATTGATGGGCAGGGGCCGGTGTGCTTCTTCAGCGGCGAGGCCGGCTTCAGTGGTCGGGCTGTAGTTCGGAACCCAGTGCCACGACTCGGAGAGGTAGCCGATGTCGGAATCGTCCAGCCACTCGAAGCCATGCAGGTAGCTGCCGGGGGCGGAGTTCACCATCTCGAAGGACGGCAGCTTCTTGGACTTGAGGTTCCACAGCATCAGGGCCGACCACATCTTGCGATGATAACGGGACTGGCGCTGGCCGTCCATCTTGACAGTGGTAGTGGGGTTGAAGTTGTGCGGCACGACCATGACCGTCTTCGAGGGGTCGGCTTCGCGCAGCAGCTTGTGGATGTCGTCGAGCCACAGCCAGTCGCAGTCCGTGAAGAGCGCCCAATCGGTAATGCCGTCAGACTGTGCGACAATGGGTGTCAGGAAGCGGGTGTGCGAGAACTGGACACTAAAGGGGCGCCCGTCTCGTTCGTCGAGGTAGGAGCCGTCCTCGCAGATACGCCATGGCCGATCAAAGAACTGGCGGCGGCGCAGATCCAGATGCTCCAGATGCCTGATGGTCAGCGCCTTGCTGGCATAGGCACGGGCCGAGGATTCGGTGACGCGCAGAGCCTCCGGTTCACGGTGGTCCACGCCGATGTAATAGGCGAAGTTTGTCATGGGGCATAGGATACTATTCCACCCCACAACTGTCAAGAACTTCGTTAGGCTATTGCGGGTTGACGGTGCGTCCGTACATGCGGAGGATTTCCTCACGCTGGGCAGCAGGCGCACGACGAAGCAGAACTTCGAGGGAGCCACGGCCTTGCAAGTCTTGCAGTGCCCGCTGATTGATGGCTTGCGGGTTGATACGGACTTGCAGATGGGCAGGCTTGCCCCGCTGTTCAGCTTCGATTTCAGCGGCCCGGCGGCGGAACTCATTGGCGCGAGCTTCGGCCTCGTCGGTGCGGCCAGCAAAGCGGGCTTCGTAGTGACGGAGCAGGATGCGGGAGAGTTCGATGTTGACCCGCTCGGTCGGATCGCGGACAGCATCTTGGAGTTCGCGTTGACGCTGGACGGCGCGCCGGATATTGGTGAACTCGGTCGGCGCGAAGCCAATGGCCTGCTGAAGGGCGGGCGGGAAAGCGCCGTTCTCGGCTGCCTGCTGAACGTCTTCTGGGGTGATGATGCGACCACCACGACGAGTGAACTGTTCGCCTGTGGTTCCGATCTGGATACCCTTGAGGACATTGGCAAGGGAGGTGGGCAGGAGCGCATAGCCGACACCCCAGTAATCGCCAAGCTGCCAAGCGGCGTGGGCGACTGCCGGCTTTTCGATAAGGCCGCCGACGGGACCGAGGACCGAGAAGATGTCCCACTCAGAGAGGGTGCCTTGTGGAAGGATATCAATCTTCAGGCGCTCGCTAAGGGTGATAGCACCGATAGCATGCAGCAGACCAAAGTTGATAGTCGAAGCCATCAGGCTGTTGACGCCCAGCTTCTCGATCTCCTGCTCCAGATCGATCTGCATGCCGGCCTGCTTCAGGATGAACTCGGTGAGTTCCTTGAGGCGGTCGGCAAACGGCAGCGCCCACACACCCGCGAGAATAACTTGAGGTGCCATCATCAGGGCGAACTGAAGGGCGCCGGCCTTCGCCATGACAGGGTCGTTGTTTTTCAGGCCGTTGATAGCCATGGCGCCGCTGCGGGCAAACAGTTCGATGAACTTGAAGGAGGGCGTCAGGAACTGCGTAACCATCTGGGCGACCGGATGGAAGCGGGTGATGAGGGGCTGATCGTCCACGCCACCACGGAAGTTGGTTTCGTCAACGACAGCGCGTGCGTAGTCGTAGGGCGTTGCGTAGGTGCGGTTGTCGAGGCGTCCTGCGCGAACCATGACTTCGGGATTGGCGGTTGCGAGGCGGAGTGCCGAAAGGAAGGCGACCGCACGGTTGGTTTCGTCCACCGTACTCAGCATGCGGAACGAAACGTCAACCACCTTGTTGGCGCCGGCAGCGAACTTGGCTGCGCTCTGGTCGGCAACGCCGAGGCTGCGAAGGGTGTCGGCTTCGAATTGGCCCCGGATGTTGGTGATCTGGGAGGGACGGACAACACCTTCAAGGGCTGCACGCTTGAGCGCAGCAGACTCGGCGCGGGAGAGGACGCCCCTGTTGATGAGGCGGTTGGTGTATTCCATCTCCTTGCCAAGAACGCGCAGCACGTCAGCGGTGCCGTAGACGTCCCGGGCAGCAGATGCCATGTGGCGCGTAGAAGCAGCAAGGCCGCCGTCACGAGCAAAGCGGGCAGGCAGCGTGACAAAGTTCTGGGTAAGCTGCATCATGGCGGTGCTGATGTTACCGCCGAGGAACCACGCACCAGCGAGGGCGCGGCCCGTGCCAAAGGCTTCTACAGGGGTGCTGTTGATGTTGAGCCAGTCGTTCCAGAACTGCTTCTCTTCAGGCGAGTAGCCGTTCATTGCCCGGTTGAAGTCGTCCTGAACAAGGAGGCGACCCTGAATGTTGGAGAGCGCCAAGAAGTAATTAGGAATAGTTTCCCGCGCGTAGTCGACCGCATTCCAAGGGGTGACGGCGCGGAGGATGTTATTGTTAGGACGGAAGAAGCGGTCCATCTGCGCCTTATTGATCTCGGCGGCCATCCTCTCTAGGATTTGCTTGGACTCTTTGCTGGAGACCTGGCTGAGTTGCTGGAGGTACTGGGCAATGAACTCACCGTCACGGCGCAGGTCGGCCACCCGGCTGTCGTTCTCGGCTTCACGGCCCTTGGCCATGATGCGGAAGCGGCTGGTGTCGGGGAACTCACGGCGCAGCGCCTCGACGGACAGGGCTTCGAAGTCACGCTGGGCACCGACGCGCGCCCGCTGACGCTGGGCAAACTTGAGCGGATCGTAGAAGTAGATACGAACCAGCTTTTCTGTGCCGCCCGGCTGACGTTCGTAGGCTGCGACGAAGTGCGTGCCCTTGGAAACTTGAGGGAAGAAGAACTTGTCACGGCGCTGGTTCAGGCGGCGAACTTCCTTGGCACCGGCATCGGAGACAGCGCGCAGATCGGCATCCGAAAATTCGGTGATGAGGCGGTCGCCCTTAGTCCGCTGGAAAGCTTCGAGGCGCGCGCGGTCCTGTGGAGTTACAGCTTCCGCCGGATTGAAGAACTTATTAGTAGCAGCGTCAATGTAGAAGTCAAGGCCCCGCTGCCCCATCGCAAGGACATTGTCCATGGCCCGGTTTTCTTCAGCCGTGAAGGCGCGTCGGTTCCACATCTGCTGACGGCTGCGCGCTTCTTGCAGCGTGAGCATGGCGCGTGCCTGCGATTCCGCAGACAGTTCTTGCATTGGCGTGTAAAGCTGGGTAAATTCCGTCGTAGCCCGCAGCTTCCGGTCGGCCAGTCGCGTGCCCTGTTCGGCGCTCCGCTGATACTCGGGCTGGCGTGCTAGGCCGGTGAGTGGGGAAGCAAACCACTTGCGGGGAATGCCGCCCCGGAAACCTTCAGCAGGCTCGTCGAACATGGCTTCGCGCTGCTTGTCGAGCGTCTGTTGCTGCTGCTTGATAGTGTAGTTCTTGGGCGTGGCAAGCACTGCCTCTTCCGCAGTAGTCGTCGTTTGGCCCGCACCGGACGCAGGTTCAGCGGCAGCCGCCGCATTAGCCAGCGTTTCTTCTGCGGGCGTCGGCGCACCAGCAGCAACAGCCGGGGCAGGGCCAACGGTCGGACGGCGCGTTGCTGATACGGGACTGGGTGCAACATCAGGCACCACCTGAGCGGGCTGTGGGGCAGGGGCAACTTGTTGAGCAGTCGGCGCCGGTTGAAGTTGGTCGGCGGGGACGTAGCTGTCGCGGCCTTCGTAGTTTACTCGCTGGTATAGGCGCCCGTCGGAACCTTGTTGCGGGGTTTCCGGCAAGATGCGGACGGGAATGTCGGCGTTGGGTCCTTGCCAAATTGCCTCTCCGGCGACCGGCGGGGCAGCCTGTGCTGGCGCAGTTTCCGGGATCGGCGCCCCTTGTGTGGCCGGGGGAACGGCGCCAGTTGTTGGGGCAGCGGCCTCTGGCGCGGGTGTCGTCGTGGGTGCAGGCTGCGCCGGGGTAGGGGTGCCGAAGTTGACTGCATACGTGGTCTTGCGCCTCTTGACCTTTTTGCCTTTTTCAGTAGAAGTAGTCTCAGTTACGTTACGTCTAATGACGCCCGTCTCCGCAAGCGCGTCGAGTTGGCGAGAGGCTTCGCTGACTTGAGCCGGCGTAACAGTGTCGGGGTCAATGTCACGGGAGGTAAGGGCCGCGCGAGCAACAGCGTTGGGCGAAAAGGAATTCAGGTTCAGGTCACCCCTACCTGCCGCTTCCGCAAGATTGCCGAGGGCAACATCAGGCGTAATTTGCTGGGTGTCAGGGGCGCGCGGGAAGAACTCCTTAACGGCCTGCGTCTTGGTGCCGGCAACCGACTCTTCCCAGAGACCAATGCGGGCGGCATTTACAAGGTTGATGTAGGCCGTGGGATTGGCGTCGGGCGAGATGGGAGGAGTGAGTTTTGAAGCGGCAACGAAGGCTTCGGCTTCCTCGCGCGTCGCAAGGGGTTCGGGCCGCTCGGGCAGCGTGAGTGGGGCAGGTATGGGAGTCCCGGCGGCTTCGGGTACTGGAGTTGGGGCGGGGGCAGGAGCGGTGTCGAAGGCACCTTCGGGGATGGTCGTAGCGGCGGTCGGGGTAGGGCGTTGTCCAAATGCCCCGCCGAGAGTACCGCCGGTAAAGGCACCAGCAGCGAGGCCGCCAAGACCGGCTTCGGTGTATTCGCGCCTAGCTTCGGGGCCGGTGGTGGGAAGGCCGGCTTGCGCGCGTTCGATGGCGGTTTGGGTAATTTCGGTAGGGACTTCGGTGGCACCGCCTACGAGAGCGCCCCGCCCGATGCGACGGAAAAGCCCTTCGCCAACGGCCTCTGCGGCTTCGGCAACAGGGCGACGAAGGATGCGAGCGGCACCAAGGGTAGCGACGTCGGCAGCACTTTCGAGCGGAGCCTGAATGGCAGCGGCACCAGCGGCAGCGCCGGGACTGATAATGTCGCCGGACTCTTGGATTTGGCGTTCGATGTTGGCGCCGAAGAGTTGAGGGAACGCGGCAGCCGTGCCACCAATGACGCCGCCTGCGATACGACCGCGAAAACCGCCCCCGCGCGCCGCTCGTGCGCCAGCTAATGCGCCGCCGATGCCGGTTGCCGTGGCAGGAAGGGAGCCTGTAATAGCTTCGGTAGCAGCGCGGCCAGCCTCACCGATGCCTCCGACATCTGCAAAAGATTGACGGAGTTCGCTCGGGAAGGCAGTCTCGGCTTGAAGCTGCTGTTCGACTCGGCCTGTGCGACCAAGCTCTTCAAGGTTCCTATCGCCGGTAGCGCGACCCAGGCCTTCGGCAGCAGAGAAGAGGGTGCTTTGGAACTGGTCAATGCCGGCGCTTAGGCCGCGTGCAGCAGAAGAACCGAGACCAAGTTGGGAACGGCGCCATACTTCGAACTCTTCGGGCCTGTTCTGCTGAAACCAACGACGCCCGGCAGCCGCCGCTTGGCGTGGGTCAGTCGTGCCCTCTACGTCAACGAAGGTGTTGTCGTTGAGTTGGACTCGGATCATCGAATCTCTCTGCCGCTCGCATCAATTCGGACGCTAGGAGTAGCCGGTGCGCCAGCGGCAGCGCCTGGTGCGGCGGCAGGAGCTTGGCCTGGATTGGCCGCAGCTTCAAGAAGGCGCGGAAGTTCACGCGCAATGTATGCCTCACGAAGACGCTGCAACTCCGCCTGTTGGGCGGCAGTCGGCGCGGGTATAGCAGGCAAGTCCGGATGTGCTATGCGTGCCCCCCTTGCCGCATCCCGTTCGGCCTGCAAGCGTTGAGAGATGCTAATCGTGCCGCGCCCGCGCCCTGCCCGGATGTCGGCGGCAGTCGCAAGGGCTTGTTGTGTTAGTGCCGCGCGATACGGGGCCATGAGGCGCTGATCTTCTTCGCGGATGCGAAGTTCTTCGATGCGGCGGGCTTCTTCCGCGCGCTGTGCAGCGTCCTGTCGTTCAAGGTCGGCGAGGCGGCGAAGCTGGTCCATGCGGGAGACATCGCCTTCGCGGGCAGCGCGGGCACCAGCGCCAAGCATCGTGAAGAAGTTGGGGCTGCCCGAAGCGAGCATGCCGGCACCGAACTCGCCAACGCGCTGGAGGGCTTCACCTTCCATGTCGCGGGCCATGCGCTTGCGCAGCATATCGAGAACCGAAAGCTGTTGCTGCTGCGGCTGTGTCGTCATATGTTGGGCGCGAAGATTGGCTTGCATCTGACGCAGGGCCTCAAGCATTTCAGGAGATTCGCCATCTGTGTTTTGGGGGCGCGCGACGGCAGCAGGCGTGGTGGGGGCAATAGCCTCTGGAACCGGCGGTGGTACGGGCGGCAGCGGAAGTTCTTCTTCTTGGGCAGGTTCTTCAGCAAGGCCGGGATTAGAGTCAAGCGTACTGCCAAACCGACGCAGCAGCATGTTTGCCGGCATTGGAAATGTCTGCCCCGTGTTGGGCAGGCGGGCGTTTCTCAAGATAGAACCGTAAGCCGCCCGTGCCGGTGCGGAGGTAGCAGCAGCACCAGCAGCTTGAAGCCAGGGGTTAATTGCCATGAGAGGGTCCTGCCTTTAGGTGCCGAAGGGATTGGTAAAGAAGTTGTAAAGCGTCGACGCGCCCTTGAAAGCAGCCGGCACCTGCGTGAGGCCGCCGATGACAGAGCCGAGGACGTTCGGGCCGGGTGCCGATTGCTGCTGCACGCTGCCAACGCCGAGGGACGAGGGCGTGATGCCAAGGGCGCCGCGCAGAACTTCGATGCCGCGAACCGGGAAGTCGCGTTCCTCTTCGAAGGCGCGGCGAAGCACGTCGAGGTTCTGCTGGCCGAGGGCCTGCTGCATGCCGCCAATGTTCAGGAGAGGCTGGGCTTCCGTGCCGAGGCGGCCAGCAGTCTGGGCGAGACCCGTGCTGAGTTGACCGAGAGCGCCAGTATACAGTTGGGGGATGCGCTCCTGATCTTGGCGGAACTGCGCAAGGGCTTGGTTGTAGGCGGCAGCACGCTGACGAGCGGACTCTTCGCCGATGTTGCGCTGGGTGCCGCGCTCAAGTTCGGACTCTGCGATGGCTTGGCGAGAGCCGCCAAAGGAGCCAGTGCGGGCAGCACGCTGACCCAATTCAAGGCGGGTGCGGGCAGCACGCTCTTCGATGTCGCGGATCGCAGGGTCGAGAACACCCTGTAGGTAGGGCGACATGTACTCTTGGATGTTGACGTCGGGCAGACGCTGCGCCAGACCACGGCTAGCGGCGATGCCTTCGCGGGTCAGTTCCGGCGTCAGGGGCGCAAGGGCACCAGCAGCGCCTGCGACGTTACGGGTCGTCTCGAAAGCAGCAAGCTGGTCAGGCGTGAAGCCTGCGACGCGAGGCTGATTGTAGCGCGGGAAGGGCTCGGCAGCAAGGGTCTGGGCGCGACCCAGCAGATCCTTGCGCGCGGATTCGACGTCAGCGGGGACTTGCGGGGTGGTGCCGGTGGTGGTAGTTTGGCGGCCGGTGCCAAAGATGTCGCCGAGAATGCTCATCGGCCGATACTCCTTTTAAGAATTTCGCCGACGGGTAGCGGACCTGCTTGCTTGGAGGTGCCGGTCTTATCTTGGCGAATCTGCTTTACGAGATCGTACAGGCGACGCGCACCTGCATTGGAGGAACCGTCGCCCATCATGGACACGACGTCAGCCGGAATGACGAACTCGCCGTCCGACAGGGCAGCAGCCCGGCGACCGTTGATGGAGGTGGGGATCAGGTCGTCGAGGCCGCCGCCGGGACCAATGGCCACCTTGCCGCCGCCTTCCAGCTGGACGACGCCGCCCTGTGCAAAGCGAACGAGGCCGCCTTCAGCGTAGCCGCCATCACCACCACCGCCATCGCCGCCACCACCGTCGCCACCGCCATCGCCTCCGTCACCGCCGTCGCCCCCATCTCCACCGTCGCCGCCATCGCCGCCAGGGCCACCACCCGGACCGCCGGGACCGCCACCCGGACCAGGACCGTCGCCGGGACCGGGGCCCGTGTCAGTGCTGGTAGTATCAGTGCTAGTGGTGTCAGTGCTAGTGGTATCCGTGCTGGTGGTATCGGTAGAGGTAGTGTCGCCCTTTTCACCGCCGACTCCGGGGGCACCCTTGTCGCCGCTGGGCGTGCTGCCATCAACGTCGCCAATACCCTTGTCGCTACCGAGATCGGCCGTGACTTCGTCGGTAAGGCTGGAAAGTGCCGGCGAAACGGTGGTAAGAGATTGGACCGGGGATGTCACCGTGAGTGTTTGTTCTTGGGGAGCGGTAGGCGTCGCTGCACTCAAAAGGCCGTCAACAACGCTTTGGGCTTGGACGGCAGCTTGTTGTGCGTCTAGCGTCGCCTGCACGTTTGCTGCGGTTGGATTATCAAGTTCAGCACTTCGTGCCTGCTGCATCGCATCTACGGCTGCCGTGAGGGCATCGAGGGCCGCACTAAGAGCCGCATCTTGAGCGGGTGCGGGTGCAGCGGGGGCGCCAATGTTGGAGAGGCCACCTTGCACTCCGGCAGCCGGAGCGTCCACGCCGATGGGGCCGGCTGTCTGAGCTTGCTGGCTGGTGGGACCGCCCGGCCCCGGCGTACCAAGATTGCTAAGGCCACCTTGCGAACCGGCCCCTTGGGTTCCCGTCCCCGTTGCCGGGGCAGCTTCGGCAGGTGCGGCGGGTGCTTCGGGTTGGGCGATCCCAAAGACGTCGCCTAGGACGCCCGGCGTTTGTGCTTGAGGAGCCATACCGAAAACCGGGTCGGCAGGAACAGAAATTGTTCCGACCGGGACGTTAAAGCCTGGCGGCGCCATTTCCGTCGGAGCGGGAAGGTCTTCTGCCGTGATGCCCATGCGGGCTTCAATGTCACGTTGTGCCAGCGCATTGAGATCGCGGGATGTTTCGGCGCGGGCAGCACGCTCTTCGGGAGTACGGCCCAGATCGCTAATCAGGTCGCCGAGGCCCCCTGTGACGCCAGTGACGCGGGGGCTGCTGCTGAGAGACGACAGGGCGGTGCCGGCCATGATGCCGGGGATGGCGGCGGGGCCCGACAGCAAGCCCAGCATGGTCATGCCCAAGCCTGGGATTCCAGCAATGTTGCTAAGATCCCGCATGATGCTGCCGGTGCTAGGCGAGAAAGGTACCCCGTCCGGGTCTTGGACGTAGTAGCCGCCGGCAGGCCCTGTAATGTTGGTAACGGTAGGCGGGGTCGGAACAAATGTAACAGCCGGTCGCCGGTCACCGCCGCCGCCATCGCTTCCGTCAACTGGAGTGGCGGTGGTCTCGGCCGCTATGACTGCGCGGGGGTCGCCCTGTCGGTAGCCGAAGAACGCAGGAATGCCGCCTGTAATACCAATGGTATAAGGATCAAAGGAGCCTAGGGCGGGGGGCGTGTATACGCGGGTGGACAGGGTTCCAGACATATGTCGACCTTCTAGCGCGTATTATAGCATAGGCTTATTGGAAAATAAACCTAGCGAACATCGACGAAGTTGCTGGATTGCAAAGCCAACAGCAGCTTGCCGACGACGTTTGTGAGGGCGGTGACCGAGGGGTTCAGCATGTCGACGGTCAGGGGCGCGGAGACGGTGCCCTGCACAATGAATTGGGGGCGGGTGCGGCGGCCCGGATCGAAGAGGTCGCTCTGCTCAAGGACCTTGATGAGGCGGTTCCACACGTCGCGCGAAGAGGCGTCCCATTCGGCGGGTGCGTCGGGGAAGACGCGGGAGGAAATGCGCCGGGTCATCGCAGACCGTCAGGCTCGATTGCTGCGCGGAACTGGCCCATGCGCCACGGCACATCAGAGGAAGTGGAGGACTGGATTTGGATTGCCAGTTCCCGGCCGCGTAGGCGCAGCGAGGTTTTCTGGGTGGTGCCTGTGACGTTGAAGGGACCCTTCGTGATGACCGGGCCGCCCGGATACTTGCGCGCCTTCAGGCTGATCTGTAGGGTGCCGGAGTAGGGCGTGTTGTCCGACAGGTTGCTGAAGTCGGGCACGAACTTGTTGACGAACAGGATGTTGTCCCCGGCCTCTTGGTCGAAGTAGGCACCCTCAAGATTGGATGCGAGGACGGACGTGTCGGCCGTGTAGCCGGTCTCCTGATAGAAGAGGTCGTAGGGATTGCTGTTCATGGCCAGCGGCGTGGTGAAAGTGCCGATGTCTTCCCACACGGTGCGCGGCATGGTGCCAATGGTCCAGTGCTTCTCGCGCGTATTGTAGATGACGTAGCGGTCGTTCTCGCCATTGGGCGAGTCGTTGGACGTGTAGAACCAGATGACTTCGTCGAACGTCGAGTTGGTGCCCGCATAAATTTTGTCTTGCTGGAACTCGTTCAGGCTGTCGTAGACGTAGCGCAGCACCGTGCAATTCAGGGCTTGGAGGCGACCGTCGTACTGGAAGAACTGACCATTGGTGGACATCCAGTAGAGGGTGCCGCTGTACTCGGCGACTGCGTTGCGCGAGATTACGCCGCAGCGTTCGCCCACAGCCGTGAAGCCGAACACGTCGTTGCCGCCGATGTAGGACTGAATGAACAGGTCGTTGTCAGTCAGGATGGCAGTCTTGTCGCCAATGCGATTGACGGCCCTGATTTCGGAGCCACGGCTCGGCAGCGGGTAGTCGCCTGCGGTATTGGTGGCGGTCGGCGTCCAATCAGTGAAGGCTTCTTGGCTGCACCAACGCACGAGGAGCGGACTGTAGCTGCCGGATACGTCGTGGGTGCCGTACAGAAGGACGTGTCGGGCTTCGGAAGCGACGCGCACAATCTGGTTGATGGAGGGCGCAGCCGTAATGATAGCGGCCCTAGTAACAATGTTGGCGCTGGTGGTCCAGTACATGAGCGGGCCGCCAGAAGGAACGGCCATGATGTCGGTGCCCCACAAATCAAGGGACCACTGGCGCAGCGGATCAGGCGACGGGGCAGCAGGGCTGCTCCAACCGAATGCGCCGCCCCACACACCGATGCCCCAACCCGAGCGATACACGGTGGAGATGTTGCCTGCCGGGTAGGAGAAGCCGATGGTGATGGCACCGCCTGTAGCTACAGAGGTTGCGGCTGCTGTGAGGCTCACGTCGAAGGCGAAGGCGTTAGAAGTGATGACGCTGACAGGGAAGGTGGCCGTCACCGAGGAGACCGCATTGATGACGATGTTGCCACCAATGGTAGTTGCGGCCGACACCACTTCGATGAGGGTGCCCGTCGTCAGGCCATGATTGGAGACCGAGACGACGACCTTGTTGGAACCGGCCGTAGTGGACAGCAGATTGCTGGAGGCAAGCGTTGAGACGATGGGCGTGATGTTGTAGAAGGTGGAGAGTTCGCTGGAGAACAGGCCGGAGTTGGTGCCAATGACGGCTGCGGCTTGGCCGACTCGACTGCGAACCGAAGTCAGGTAGCGGGGGACGCCAAAGATCTTGGCATCTTCAGAGGGGTCGACGACGCGCTGCCAGCCGCCCATAAGTTCGGGGCGCCCATAGCGAAAGCGGATTTTGTCGGCGTCAGTCCAGTAGCCACCGGCGTCAAGTTGGGTCTTATCCTTGACGACGCCGACTTGGAAGTTTAGTTCGGTAAGCTTCTGGTCCTGAAAGGTGGCCGACATCAGGCGGTCTCGGTGATCCGAACGCCGTAGTTGTCAAGCAGGCCCGCCATCAGGTCAATGCTGGTGGTGCTGGTATTGATGATGAGGGCAGGGCCAGAAGGCGGTAGGACAGTGCCGGTGCCGGCGGATTGCTTGGCTGTAATGTTGAAGGCGCCTGAGGTCTGCCGGATGAAGATGTAGGTCTTCGGCGAGGCCGGCATGATGATGTTGGCGTTGCCCGTCAGGGTGCCCTGCACGAGAAGGATGGCAGCGCGGGCTTGGTCGGTTGCCGCGTTGGCCGTGGTCAGGGTGGTGTCGCCGGACGAAACGCTAACGACCGCGATGCCCGCGACTGCGGTTGCAATCAGGTCGAGGTTGTTGTTCGTCTTAGTGCCCCAAGTGGTGGCGTTCTCGCCGGTCGCTTGGAGTTCTAGACGAAGGAGGGGATCATAAGTCGAGGGCATTACTTGCGCTCCTCAAGGATTCGTGTTACTTTGTCGTCAATTCTATTTAGCACAGTTGTGAGCTTATTTTCAAGATCGGAGACAACCTCTCGCGTGGCGAAGTCCTTGTTGACTTGGGCGACGTGGCCGTGGTGAAGCTCTTGAAGGTGGTCGGCTTTCTTTTGCACAGCCGAAATCTCCCGCTGTAGATAGGCGCCGTAAGCCAGCAGAAGTGGCCACAGGAAGGTTGCAACGAAATCGAAAACAAGCTTGATATCCATGACACGGTCCCTACGGCGGGCTGCTTTGTGAAGGAGTCCAGACCACCCCAGTCACGAGGATGTTGGAACCGTCTTCGGTGAGGAGGTAGGCGTCGTTCTCTTGCGCCAAATAGTTGTCGAGGCTCTGAAGGGGGCGGCCGTCAGGAACCTTACGGGACTCTAGGCGGGGCCGGGGCGGCCTGTTCTGCGGATGCTTCCGAAGATCGTAGGCGCCATCGTAGCAAGAAGAGCAGACGACGAGGTTCGTGGATTCCTTCTTCAGTTGCCTGCGATAGTACTTCTGTCCGCACCTATCACACAGCGACCAGACTTGTAGGGCCATGATCAGGGACCATAATTGGTCTGATCAGGGCGCCCATCGGGAACGGGCTGGAGTTCGCGGCGCGGCTTCGGCGACCTGTTTTGGGGGTGGCTCTTCTTGTCGTAGATGCCATCGAAGCAGGAGTAGCAGACCACGAACTTGGTAGACTCTTTGCGCAGGTCCCGGCGCTTGTAGTCGAATCCGCACCTGTCGCAGACCGACCACATGTCGAGGACGGACATTAGGGCTGCCCCGAAATGGTATTCTCGGGCGACCCGTTATATCTATTGACGGTGTCGGAGCGGCGCGCCCGGCTGGACTCGATGTTCAGGGCGGTCAGTTCCTCGTTGAGGATGCCCTGCCAAAGCGTAACGGCGCCGGCATTCTTGGTCCACGCATTGGCGTACAGCATGGTCGCCGCGAACAGGGCCGTGTCCGTGTAGGTCGCAAAGTAGTTGGTTGGGTGCGCCGAACTCAGGACCGTCACACGCGGAATGTACTCGATGAGGGCCGTGGTGTTGGAGTGGGGCGTCGGCGCCAGAAAGATGGTGGCGTTGTCTTTGGGCGCGTAGTACTTGGTGGGGGCGCAGGACGTGTAGTCCGGCCAGTACGCGGTCAGGAACTCGTTGTTCTGTTCGAGCAGGTTGTTCCAGCCGCCCGTTGCGCAGACTTGGATGGACTTGAGGACGAGCAGGTTGGACGGCAGGGCTAGGGTGCGCGAAGAGGCGCTGACCGAGACTTCCGTGAAGGTGATGATATTAACGGGATCAAGGCGGCGTTGCAAGTGGGACTGGGCGCGCTCGATGATGGAGGGCAGGGCCGAGACGAACTCAGCCGAGTCTTCCTCCATGTTGGCGATGACGTCGTTGGTGAGGGTGGTGTAGGTGTAGGGCATCAGCGGCCAATCCTGATGTAGATCTTGCCGCGTTCCCGGTCCTCACGCATGGCGTCCTTGACGGCCCGGTCGTATTCAAGGCGCAGCAGCGTCAGGCGATTGGCATCAACGCGGGTACCACGGCGCAGACCGATCCAGTAGGCGAGACCGTAGACGAGGGCAGGCATGAAACGACGCGGCACATCGACATTGTCGAAGGCGCGCAACGTGGACTCGGCGTTCTTCTGGATGGTAAGGACGACCGTGTAGGTCTGGTCGGGGACCGGCCACAGGTTCATCACGTTGGATGCGCGGCGACGATCCCACCAGTAGCGGGTCGGGCGGCCAGACTGGGACTTGGTGGGGATCTCGGCCCAACGCTCGTAGCCGTCACGCTCCACGAGGATGTCGGTGGTGGAGGTGCGGATGCTGGCGACAAGGACGTCGGAAATGGTCTGGTCGAAAGTCAGGGACGAGACGGACGCGGAGACCGGGACGATGGTGGTCTCGATCTTGTGCAGAAGGACGTTCTTGTTCTGAAGGTCCGTCAGCATGTAGTCGAGGCCGCGCCGCGCGCTGATCAGTTCGTCAGCAAGGACGGGCCCGCCGCCAACCATCGCGGCAGCATCCTGCAAAAGATCATCGAACGTAGGGTCGAAGTTGGATGTGCCGCTGGTTGCCACGGTCGTTACTTTCCGTTACACCACCCCGTAGATGGTGAC